CGAGAAGTCACCGCCCACATGGTCAAAGGTCTCAACGGCAAACGCACCGCTGTATCTGGCCATGCGGAAGATCTCCGGTGTGAAGTCTTCTTCGATCGGATAATAAGTTGTGCTGTGCGCTGCAAGGAATTGCCTCAGCGCATCCGCATTCTGCACAATATCTTTGCGAATGTACAAATTTTCCACCAAAGTGAAATTGTTGAATCGTTTGTTGTCCAGGTTGAGATTTCCATTTCTGCCCGGGATCATAACCGGTGAAACATCCCTGGAAGCACCGTCCAGGAAATTGGACGATGCGATATATGCTCCAAAAACTGAGGATGGCAGACCATCATAGATAAATTCATGCATCAAGCAAATACCATCCTTTCACTGTTCATCTGAGACTTCAGCAAGCGCATGACTTCCTGTGCTACTTCCGTAGCATTGCCGTAATCAGAAGCATTGACATTGATCGTTACACCGCCGTAGTTCGTTGTACTGTAAGCAGATCCGGAAGCTGATGCACCTCTGGAGCCTGTTACCATAGCATTTACCACCGGCTTGGCTGTTACATCGCCTGCCAGATCGTACATAGCGTCCTGTACCGCAGATGCATTCTTTTCAATGCCCTGTGCGATACCAAGTGGAAGATAACGACCGACTTCATCAGCCATAACTCTGGACGGTGATTTGATACCGAAGAACCGTTTGACCGAATCCAAAGCACCTTTGGCAATGTTCATCAGGAAGTTCTTAACGGCTGATCCAGCTGCTCTCAGACCTCTGACAATACCGTCAATAATATTCCGTCCAAGTCCGGCCCAGTTGACCCCTTTGATGTAATTGCCTAAATTGCTGAAGATCTGTTTCCCAGCACTCAGTATCTTCGGGATTCCGTTGATGATACCTGTAGCCATTTTCACGATCAGCTGCAGGCCCTGTTTCAGAAATTCCGGGGCCTTTTGGATGATTGTAGAAACCAATTTTACGAGAAGCTGTCCCATTGAAGACAGGATAGCCGGCAAATTACGGATAATACCACTGGCCAAAGATCCTACTATTTCCATTCCCTTGGACAGGAATTTTGGCAAATTAGACAGCAGATAACTGATCACGTTTGAGATCACATTGCCTACTGAAGAGATCATGCTCGGCAGATTGGTCAAAAAGCCATTCGCCATAGTCTGTAGCATGGTCCCGCCCTGTTCCAGGACCTCAGGCAATTTATCGCCGATCGCTGTAATCACACCAGAGACAAGCTGGTAACCGGCTTCCACCATCTGAGGCACGCCGTTGATGATCGTTTGTGCCATAGTGCCGATCCCGGTCATGATCATGCCTACACCGCCTGCCGGATCTCCGCTGAAGATCATGGAAATACCGTCCATGATCCCGGTGAACGATGGCAAAAAGTTTGCCAGGATCGTTCTTCCCATGCCTGCCAGTGCTGTGTTCATATCCTGTAATGAATCCTGATACGCTGCGGAAGCCTTTACAGCTTCGTCTGACATGACACCGCCTAATTCATGCACCCGCTGACGCATCGCTTCTGTGTCAGCTGCAGATGTGTTCAGGAGCGGTCCCAGTTCCATGTAGGACCGTCCAAGCAGTTTGCTTGCCAGTTCCGCACGCTCGTTCTCATCGCTTACGTTCTGCAGGCCTTCAATGGTCTTGGCAAACAGATCTTCCTGGGAGAGATTAGCAACCTCTTCCTGGCTGATTCCAAGCTTCTGAAAGGCATCTGCGTTAGCAATGGCCTGTGCCTGCAGTGTCTTGAACGCAGGCTTCATGGCATTGATGCTTGAACCGGAGTGCTGCAGAATAGCATCCCATTCCTGGTATGCCTGTGCACTGATGCCCATCTTCTGCGACATCTTGTCGATCTCGTCACCATAGGCTGCCAGATCGCCCACTGCGTCAATGCTCTTCTTTATCGCCAAACCGATACCGGCAGCAGCGATGATTTTCTTCATTTTTTCCGCAAGGGAATTTCCGGCATTTTCTCCGGCTTCCTCACCGGCACGCTGTGCTTCCGGTCCGAGGATCTCCGAGATACTGCCCGATATGCCATCAGCTGACGGCACTATTTGAACATACGCCTTGCCTAAATCTGTCATTTCTCACCTCTCGCTCTGCTGAGCAGTTCAGCATACGCCTTGTCAAAGTCCTCACCGGTATCGAAGGCAACGATGTCGCTTTCCTTCGGCGGAGTATTCAGCATCTCCACCAGAGACTGTGGTCTGTTCCTGTTCTTATGACCATCTTCCGTGTTCTGCCACACAAGCAGACTGAGACGGTCAATGATACCGGCTAACATGTTGATATATGACGGTACTGTGGTACCGTTGATTTCCATCTTTAAACGACTATCTGCCCTTAAACCGAAAACGAGGGTTGCCAGCAACTGAACCGGCAACCCCCTGTAGTCATATATATGATATGTCTCAGCCAGATCACAGATCATAGCCGACTTATGCGTAGATATGACCCCGGCAAGGGCAATCAGTTTTTTCCGGCTTCTCCTGCTGCCTGGATGATCTCCGTGCACTCGATCAGGCACTTGTCCATCGGTACACGCCCGGATTCTTCCCTGACATGGTTGTACAGACGCTTCTTCTGTGCCTTGTCGAACATGCAGTTAAGAAGATCGGATACTGCGCCTGTACTTCCGTTCTGAATGTCTACAAGCGCATCGATCAGCTCCATGTTATTGATTACATTGTCATCAACTTCGTATTCAAAGCCGGATTTCGTGATCCCCTTCATACGCCTCCGATCTTAGACTTCCTGCCAGTATTCGTAGTGCGTGTTTCCGCTTGCGTCAGCTGTGCAGCCAAGTGTGGTGTCATAGCCAACTACATCGGAATCAGTGTAGGTAATGTCGCCGATCGATGTCGGTTTAGCCTGCGGAATGACCACTCTGTGAGCAACGTTGCCCTTTGCGATCATGTCGATTACATAGATGTAGTCTTCCAGCTCTTTTGCATTCGCTGTAACAGCGATACCTGTAGATACATCTGTGCCGGTAACGTTATCGTCACCATAGACCATTTTCTGTACTTCCGGATTCATTGCGCTGATGAATGTCAGCTGATATGTGTCAGCTCTGGATGTCTGCACAACGAGAACCGGAGTTCCGCCCCATGCATTGATGGTATCCATTTCCGGACCGTTTGCGTTTGTAACGCCGTCCTCGGAAATGTAGCCCATATCAATGAATGCAGCGTCCAGAGTTGCAATAGCCGTTGTCGGAATCGTGCTTCCGATCGGTGCACGGAAAACGTGACCACCTACCTTTGGCTTACCGGCTGTAACGTGTTCTGTATTAGGCATTTATTCTCCTCCATTCAATAATGTGAAATATCAAAAACAGCCTGATAACGAGGCTGTTTTGTGCTTGTCTTATTGAAAACATAATTGCTGTTCAGACCTACGCCGGTGATCCGGTCCAGATCCGTGAGGCCATCCATAGCCTCGATCACACGCTCGCTCAGGCACGATGCGTCATAGACGGTCGGTGCGTAGCTCTGAACGGCGATCATAGATGAATACAGATAGTCGGAACAGCTGGAACCTGTTTTCTCCACGACAATGAACTTGTCCGGGTATTGTGACGGCTTCTCATTTAACGGCTCCTGTGCATACGCTTTGATTCCATCTTCGATGAAACCGGCATCCGCATTGAGATACTCAATGATCACAGCTTCGATCGGTTTAACCATGCAGTGACCTCAGCAGAGTGTTATTGTCCTCGTTATCCCGCTTTGCTTCTTTCGATTCAGCCCAGACACGGCCAACGGCTCGGTTATGCACCTGGGTGTCGTATTCGTATCCATCGCCTGCATTACCGGCAACGATAGCGGTCATATCGGATATAACACTGACCATTTCCTGAGACTGCAGCAGTTCACGGACACCGGCAGAATCCAGTTCAAATACGAAGTTACTCATATCGCTCACACTTCACTTTCTTGTTCCATCTGAGCGGAATGTTTGCTTTGATACCTTCCTGTGGTATGCCGAATGTCCGGAACTTGCGTCCAAAGAACTCAACGACCTGATCTTCCCAGTCATGCGTGTCACCCTTGGGAATGCCAAGCGTGAAAGCAATCTGTTTGCCGGTCATGGTCATCTCGTCGATCTTCTCCTGTGGTGTCGGCTCTCCGACAAGTACATCATCGACAGAATAAGAATGAGCGAACCAGTCATAGACCGGCTCGTTCATAGCATTCCGTTCAGTGACTTCCTTGTTATACAAGATCACCGTTGTTCCGTGGATCATAGAAGTCAATTACTCCAATGCGTGGACGGCGGAGACCTAAACGCTTCAGATCATAGTTCATGATCGCGTTTCCGATCCCACCGCCTGCTACAGCGTATGTTCCTGACCAGGAATAGCCTAACCCGGATTGGCTCTCCTGTGTCATAGCATCGCCGGTTGTGCTCTGTCGCAGGATTCTGGAGACGATCGATACAGTTACCTCCTTGGCTACATCAGCCAGGACAGGTGTCTCTTCGATCATCAGGTCCAGATCCCTGTTGACCATATTTGCACGCCAGCGCAGTTCGTTTGAGATGATTGGCAGCAAGGCAGAAGCTCTGCCAGCTTCCTCGGGTGTCAATTCCCGCCACAGTTGAATGACATCCGTTACTGTCGCATAATCGCTCATGCTGTCACCTCATTTCTTTTTAGCTGTCGTTTTTGTCGTTTTCTTTTTTGGTTTCGGTGCGGGTTCTTCTTCCTTCTTTTCAGAAATAAGCTCCCAGGCACCAGAAACCTGACAAGGGACGGTAACTACCGCCCCTGTCAATTTGTTTCTGTAGGTAAACATTACGCTACTGTAACACGAGCGAAGTGATCCGCAGCCAGGATGCCCCAGCCAATGTAGAACTCAGATCTGAGATAAACCTGGTTGTGCCCCTTCAGATCACCTGCAGTTGCATCATTGTCCGGATTACCATATTCAATTACTTCGAGCGGGATCTCTTTTGCATATCCCCACTTGAAAGCATTAGCAAAGTCGCCGATGAAAGCATGGTCGCCAGCGGACTGAGTGTTGCCGAAAGATACAGTGCTGTTTGTATCCAGAACCATGGCTCCCAGCTCTGCAGGCTGTCCGCCGAATGCAAATTCCGGATACTTGCGTGCACCGTTAACTGTCAGCGCAGCAAGGGCACTTCTCATAACCGGAGAAATAGCGATACCTGTAGCATCGACATCACCGAGCAGAGCAATAGCTGCATCGATGTTTGCATCAGCGGAAGCAGCGACATAGGTTACTGTGTTTGCAGTAACGAGGCTGTCGAAGTTGTTTGTACCTACTACTGCAGAAGCAGAGCCTGTGCGCGGATTAACACCGTGGAATGCAGCAATGTCCATGCCTCGTGCAGCCTTACGTGCAGCACCTTCAGCGAATGTACGCAAAACATCCATTCTGTATTCTTCTGTGCCATACAGGAACTCATCAGATACACGAACACCGTATTCAAATTTGATCGGGCGGATAACTACCGGTTCAGCAACAGCACCGCCGTTAGACTTTGCACCGTTTTCAGCAACGATGTCAATTTCCTTGTCCATCGTGAAAACGAACTCAGTTTTTCCGTTGAACGGAATCGGCTTTGCTCCAGAAAGCTTAGCCAGGGAAGATTTGCCTGTTACAGCGTTGAACATTTCTTCAACGATCTGTGTTGGAAGGTTAGTTCCTCTTGTTAAAACGTTAGCCATTTTTCTTACTCCTTATCATTCTTTATGAAAGTTGCGAGCCAGATCTCGCCATACATCAGTGCTGTTTCCATCCTCAGTGTCCCGAGTAAATGAGGAAACAGGATTTGACCGTGCAGATAGCTTAGCGAGCCTGTCCGCACTATCGCTGATAGATTCTTCATCCTCACCCGCAAGGAACTCTATTGCGTCATAAGGAAGCTTCTTTGCGTTTGCAATCTTAGCCTTCAATGCACCGATCCGGAGCGTGTTGATCTCCTTTTCTTGTGCTGTGAACTTCTCGTCATACCCCGCATACTTGGCAAGTTCATCTGCGTGAGCCTTGTTGATCTTTTCGATTTCTCTTGAGTGCGATTGGTTCATTTCCACAAGTTTG